CTGTTTTAGATAATTTATTTCTTAATTTATCTGGTCTATTCATTGAAAATCCTCTATAACCTCTTCTCTTAAAGTGGTATAGCAATCTTGGTTTGTTATTCTCTGCCAGTATTGGCATTCCATAAAACACACAAGCCATTAGAACATCTTCAAAAAATATCTCAGCTGTTTGTGGTCTAGCAACATATTCTAAAAAAAACTTAGTGCTAGGTATTAAAGGATCCATTGAAAAAGTAGTTAAACCGTGTAATGCTCCATTAGAACCTCCACCGCCTACTGTTCCTGATATATCATATGAATCACATCCAAAAGCACCTAATCCATCATTTCCAGGATATTTAATCCCGCTTTTACTTATTATTCTGTTTCTATGTGTAATTGGTGGTATCCAAGATATATAAAAACGACCTTTGATATTTGGTTGCCAAACAACCTCACTATCTACTTTACCATTTTTCCATCCAAAGTTACCTCTAACTACATTACCTTCCCTTGTCATCTCTTCATTAAAATCTATTTGTTCATAGATTTTAGTAAGATTAAATAAAGAATTTACTGTTTCGTCTCTAAAAGCATGCTTCTCTGATCTTGGAAACTGTCTATAGTATTCGTTTAAAGCATCACTATCATTCTTTAAGCCATCGACTTCATTTTCCCAGTGTTCAACGACTCCCGTATATATTTTATCTCCATCAATTCCTTCAAGCGGTTGTGGTGGTGTATCGAAGACAGGGAACCCATACTTGTCGATAAACCCTTCGTATCCCCATTCCATAGGTATGAACAAAGAATATAATCCACTTGCAGTCTGGCCATTGCGATTTCGTTTTGTGACATCTGAATTATAGAATAATTTTTTAAAGTTATCTCCACCTTTTGCTAAAGCATTAGATGTTGATCCCATCATACATTTACCAACTATTTTTGCACCGAGCCTGAGGCACGTTTTCGTGACCCTCCAGTTGTTGAGGATATTATCCGGCCTCTCCCATTTACCCGATTCGTCGTGGACGAGGAGTTGTAGTTTCTCTCCATCGTACGAGTTGTCCCCCGTATTCTTCCAGTCGATTGTTGTGTCGAGCCCCTCCCCAAGTTCTTCCTCTTGATTGGTTTTCTGTAAGGAATTTCTGGTAAGTCTTCTAGACGGGATCTTGTAGGATAGCTCCGTTTTGGGGCGTTCCATACCGTCCTGGATTGGTTTGAAAAAGAATGGATAGTTGATGGATATTGGTACGATCTTGTCAGTGAACATCTTCTTAGCATCCGATCCAGTCTTAGATAAGACCCCAAATCGTGAGTCCTTAGAGGTAGTTGCCAAGTTAACGGTCTCTGATGATGCCATGAAACTAAACCCAGACCGTCTATTCTTGAGATAGCACATTCCATAGGATCGCTTATCAGCCTTGCAAGCCTCCCAAAAGTAGTAAAATATTCTATTGGCCTGACGAAAGTCTGGTGATCCCACGTCGATCTTTGTCCAAGTGAGATATACATAGTGCGATCCTGTAATGTAGTTCGCGGAACCGTTGCACATGAACCAATAACCAGCATCACGACGATTAAACTCATTGTCGATATAGCTGTAGTATTTTTCTTTAACACTTTCTGTACATACCTGAAAATCATATATTGTTTTTAATTTACTTAGTGATTCTGGCTTATTAGCTACTGTAAAAACTTGATTAGTTTTTTCAAGATCTTCTCCATCTATCTGTTCTGGAGTTTTAGGTAATCCTACCTTGAGACCTTGTATTTCGTATATATCACCTAACGTACCATCTTTGCTTATTATTACACAATCTAAATCTTCATTATAACCATAAGTAAAGTTTTTATGCCTATTAGTATGTTTTACTTTCTTATCAGTTAAATGCTCAGTGTGTATGGTATATAAATCTTGTGTATACATTATTTAATACGATTTTCAACCCCTAGAAAAGCCTTCATTTCTTTATCATCTTCTTTATCTTCAGATAGTTGTTCTATCTTATCTATTATCTTTAAAGAATCTTCTATAGCAACCCACTTGGCTTGGGCTGCTGTCTTTGCTTTCTCAGGATCTAGTTCAACTAAATCAATATTTTGTCTTATAACCTTTTCTAATTCTATTAAAGCAACTTCTGCTGCTTTAACTACTCTCTGCCGTCGATCCATAGTTAATTGTTACATGATTAGATAAAATTCTATAAAGCTTTTGACCTTCGATAGTAAACTCATATTCTGAGTCTGGCATAAACCCTATCACGTCTCCCTCGAACACACCTAATGAGCTTAAATGATCATTGGTATATACAAGCTCTCCTGATAGATTTTCATCACCCTGGATTGACCATTGGTCTTCTTTGCTTAATGGTTTAACAAAGCAGAAACCTGGTAGACTTTTCCACTTATTATCTCTTTTATAAGCAAAAACCTGGTCTGGTGTTACAAAATAAGTATCTTCACTTAGGAAGTTAGTTGAATTTTTCTCTTCTCCTCTAATATCGAACCATTTTCTAAAAACGTTATGATGTACTATAATTTCATCACCTTCTTTAACTGGTGATTTTATTTCAATAGGAGTAGCTTGAACTTTTCCAATACGGTTAACAAAAACGTGGTCACGTTCGGTTATCTCTGTATTTATTATCAGTTCTTTACCTTCTACAGCAACTTTGTTGTTGTACCTATTTTTTGTTGATATAATATAATTGTGTATTGATTTCATTTAATAGTCAAGATTGTATTCTACAGAAACTGCCATATTTGAATTAAAGTGCTTCCAAGGTAGTACTTCTTCATTTTTTGTTATAAATATCTTATATGATCCTCCATCTTCTAGTATATCTGAGATCTTATGTCCTCCATATACTTCCTGACCTACTGCGTAGTGCATTGCTTCATTCTTATAGTCTGAACCAATACTTATTTTTCTTATTAACTTTGCCATTTAATTTAATTTAATATGTCCATATTGTAATAGGAGGTGCATCGGCATAGCCAATTCCTACATGTACAAAATTACGTTTTCTACTTATACCTATTCTTTTAAACCCAACTTCTATAGCAGCTTTTACTAGTCTATAAGTAGCTTCACCACCTATACAAGCGATATCAACTGCAGCACCATGAGTATGTTCTCCAGGTTTAGTCTTTTTAGCTTCTATATCATGATCAGGTGATCTATATGTTGATGTTAGTGTAATTGGATACCCGTAAGCTTCTCTTAAATCATCTAGAGCTCCTAGAAGTATTGGATCCATCTTATCAAATTCATTAAATTCAGATTCAGTAAAATATTTCATTTTATTCTTTGCTTTTCTTTATTATCATTAAAATAGTATAAACTATTGATAACAGCAATACTACAGTTTGTAATATTGGGTTTAGATTTGGTGATACTGATATTAGTAAAGCACCTACATTTATTCCAAAAATCCTAAGGTTTTCCATTTATTATTCTTTATGTTTATTATTTCCAAAAACCTTTTCTACTCCACGAGAACCAAAATAACCTCCAATTACTATAGTCAGAAGTCCTGTTATACTTTCTAAAGGATAGCCCATATACCATCCTGCTATATACGATACAGTTAAAAAAACAAGAGTTAGCGGCCGGACATTGGCAGCGAGCCAAGATCCGCTTCTTGCATCTGCTGTCCATCTTTTGGTTGTGCCGTCTATTTCCGCTTTCTCTATTCTTAATTTCTCTAAAGCAATAGCTTTATCTGTTTCTGATAAAGATGTATTACCTGATATTAGTTGTGATATAACATTGCCAGGGATAAAAGCATCTCCGACAACACCTAGTATGCTAGGAGCTTTTTCTATTAAAAATCTCCCAACACCTGTATCTTTGAATGGTTTCTTTTTATCACTCATTTAATTTTATTTAAGTTAACATCCTATTTCATCATAAAGTGATGTTATGTTAGTAGATGTTAAAACTGAATCAAATACTCTAAGCTGGTCTATACCACCAACAAAATATTGTTCATTAGCCACTGACGGACTGTAGTTTAACATTCCTATTGAGGTATTGTTGTTAGTTTCATATCTAACAGGATTGCTATTTGTGGCTTCAGTTTTTACAGCAGTGCCATTTATATATATAACAATATTACCTATTGAATTATATGTTATAGCTACGTAAGTCCATGTGTTCAATGGAACTGTTTGAGTTGTATCCATATTATTCCTATTACCAGAATCATCATAATAAGAAGAAAAGTGAACTGTTTGATTAGCATTTATCCCAAAAACATAGCCCTTTGAAGGACCTGAAGTATACATGTAAGTACTCATGATAGAACCTCTAACGGTTGGTGCAGTTGTTGGATAAACCCAACTACTTATAGTAAAATCAGAATAATTAAATTGACCTGTTGGTAAAGATATGCCACTAGAACCTCCAAAACTTACTGCATTATTAAATTTACCAGTAGTATATGATAAAGCACCTACCGCAGTACCAGGGTATGTGTTATTAGGTATAGAAGTCATAGCATTATTAAATTGATAAGCTGCTACATTTACAACTGGATAATTAGGATTATCTGTAGTACATGACGATACTAATGACGGTAAGAATGAGCTGTGTCCGAACATATTAAACTGCTATTTGTGAAATTGAGTACCAGAACTCTGTAGCTGAAACAGCTGTTACTTGAATTAAGTTTTTAGCAGCTGCAGTATCTACATAAGCTCCA